CCATGCTTCTCGCAGATGTACCAAGGTTTGATGTTCGAGCACGCCTCGCAGCGTAGCTCGTCACCGTGAATGCCAGTGCTACCGCAAGGCAGGCTGACGTCTTTGTAGCCGTATCCGCTAGGGATGTGCTGAACCACCTCGTTAGTGCATGTATTACAGGTATTGCACATAGCGTTTCTCCTCTGGTTGATTGTTAGGTTAGCGTTGCGAGTACAACATTAGGGCAAAAACACCCACTAACCACATCATTGCCATTCCTTCTACGATTAAATCAAACATTCCTTGCCTCCTCTGGCTGGTTGGGTTAATACTTGCGCTCTACCGTGGGGCAGATACGCTTTAGTGCTGTGTACACATGATCGTCATTGAGATATGTGTATAGGGTGCCGACAATGAATTGCGATAAGCCTGCGCCATAGGTTAAGTCAAAGCAGAATCGTCGCTGCAAGTCCTTAACCTTGTAGGAGCGAGCAAACTTGCCGCGCTCGTACTCGTCAACAAGATTGGGGTACTTGGCTAGGGTTTCGTTGATCTTGCGCTCCAAGTAAGCGTAGTCTTCGGGGCTGATTCTCATGGTTACTTCTCCATCTGGCTGGTTTGGTTTCGGTGAGCTATCTCCTGAAACGCCCGCGTGATAACGCAAAAAACCCTGCGCAATGGCAGGGTTCTTCGCTGATGAAAAAAGTGTATTTAGTGTATTAAGTGTGGGCGGGTACGATCCTGTAGCACCACTCGGCGTGGCGACATACCTAGATAGCAAAGTAAGTCCCATCTTCACGCTCTATGCGAGGTGCAATGACCTCACCTATCACGCTCTGACGATTCAGCGTAGGCAGGATGGCCTCGCAGATGTATATTGACGCATCACGTCTGATCTGACGTAACATCTGGCGAACACTGCCGTCCTCGATGTCAGCGTCTACCTCAATGGTCTTGCGTACAGGCTTACCATTAGACTTGGTGATGGTCAGGGCTAGTGTGTATCGGGCTGCAAGAAACATGGTTGATACCTCGTTTGGTTGTTTGATCGGTTGATTCGGTGAGCCATCTCCTGAAATGCGGGCGTGATACTCATATACGAGCGGACATGTACGCAAAAGCGTACATAACTGAGCTGATAGATATACCTGCGCCTATGACCATTACATGCCAGAAAATGAGCGGCAGCACGTCATGTACGAGCGATTGCATGAGTTCACGTCTGGCTTGTTGGCGCTTGATTTTTCGTAGTGTGTGCATACGCACCTCCATGGGTTTTTTGGGCCAAAAAAAAGCGCCCCCGAAGGGACGCTGTGTGAGTACGCTTATGCCAGCGCAGCTCGCAGGGCAGCCTGCTCATCCGCATCCAGCTTGCCGATCAGCTCTACGAGCTGTGCCAGCTTGCCAGTAGGCTCAGCAACTACGTTGCTCTTGCGGTTGTACACCTCGATCATGGCCGCCTTCTTGGCGGCGTCCTTGGTGCGACCGATCAGGGACTTCAGGAATCCGAGGCTCATGGCCTCGTACTTGGCGGTCAGGTCAGCATCCAGCACCTTCGGTGCTTTGGCCGCAGCCTTCTTCACACGCTCTGGTAGTTTTTCTCCGAAAAACTTTGCGACCGCAGGAATTGGCTTCTTGCCAGCCGCTTTGCGGTTTCCGTGACGGCGTGCAAGCTCCGCTTTCGCCTCGGCGTTGCCAGTGTTTGCGCTTGAGATCAGTTCGTTGGTTTTCATGGTAATCATGCTCATTTCGTGCCTCCTAGGCTTTCGTTGATCCACCGGAACAGTCCGGCTTGACCAGCAATCTCCTTGTCATGCGCGTGAAACATGTGTGTAAGGGACGAAAAACTTGACTCGATAGGCCACGCTTCGGGTGTAGCGCACGTTTCAGCTTGCTGAAATCGCAATGTATAGGCGCGTAAAGCGAGGTTCTGAAACGTCATTAATACCATCGAAGATGGCATTAATGCGCCTTGCCTCAACCTTAACTAGGTTGAGACGGGGTAGTAAATCCATGGGTTTCAAGGGGGTTGGGCCAAAAGTGTTCCAAAAAACCATAGGTTTTTCGTGATGCGCGGCGTATGTGCAACGCACGCATGGGGGGCGGTATACCCCCTTTCGCCGTTTGACTTTTGACAAATTTCGACTCCCTACCCCCAAGAAAATTCTGAGCAATTTTGAAAACTGGTGTCTCATATGAGTGACAATAAAATTCAATCAGGGAATATAGATGCAAGCGCCATTCACGAAACGGATAAAGGTTCGGCGCAATCAAAGAAATCCAAGAAAAAGAAGGGAAGGGGAACCGTCTTCGACAGAAAAGCAAAGGTCGGCAACTATAAGCGTAAAGGTGTTCCTTATGGAGCGGAGCCACCGCCCCTAGCAATGAAGGTAAACGCCCATCAATCCGACACGAGAATGCTCGACGAAACTCGGCGCAACCCCATGCACAAAGTATCCACCTCAAACACAGGTAAGCACACTCTCCGTCTGGCTGAGTACGAAGAAACCATTATCGAGGCACCAGCCCACCTGACCCCGCAACCACTCCCAGAGAAGCTAGAGCCTGTAGACCCTAAGTGCTACAAAGTCGAGATGCCTGTCGCTTTAAAAGAGGAGGTTAGCGCTCACGAGCAAGCTGCTCACGAATACTACCTTACACAATCAGCAGCCAGAAAGGAGGCAGCGAGACATATGGAAGCTAAACGCGCAGAAGAAGCACTCACCGTTATGGAGGCTCCACCGAACCACCTTACGCCCAACGACATAGCGTCCATGCGATCCCAAGTATTCCACACAGTCATCTCTCAGACCGCTCGTGTGGCTAACGTCCTTAACGGCGACGAGAAATGGAACCCGCAGCAAGTCCGCCTGTACGGCATGTTACTCAACAAAGTCTTGCCTGACCTCCATCACTCTTATAGCGAGGTAGCCGTCCAAGACACAGACGTTAACAAGCTCTCTCGGCAAGAACTCGAAGCCATCATCGCATCATCCGCTAACACGGATGCTGCTCAATCCATCGTTGAATCCGACTACGCCCCATCTTTCGATGACTCTCCTGACCCAGAGCCAGTTGCGCCTGTCATTATCACGCCACCAAAGGATGTCAACTAATGTCTATCTCTAAAGTCCAAGCCGCCCACCGTCTCCTTCAGCTCCAAGAGTCTGCTGAATCCTTCGGAGCCTTCTGTCGCCTCCATCACCCAAAGTGGAGCGTACCACTATTCCACCACAAGCTCGTTGAAGCCCTAGACCGCCTCGAAAAAGGCGAACTCCTATCCGACTTCAACGACGAGTGGGCGATCATCGAGCACAACTTTACGCACCCAGACAGCCAGAAAAAGTACGCAAGGCCAAAGGATACTCATCCCATCCACAACATCATGATAAACATGCCGCCCCGACATTCAAAGTCCACTTACGCCACCCAGTTATTCCCTTCCTATTATCTGGCCCGTAATCCATCCCGATTTTCCATGACAGCCTCTTACAACACCCAGCTCGCCACGGACTTTGGACGTGCGCAAAGGCAATACCTTCAGCACCCAGACACCGCTCTGGCTTTCCCAGAGTTTGCCCTTGCCAAAGACAGCCGCGCTCAAGACGTATTCCGCACCACCGAGGGGGGAGCTGCTTTTAACATTGGTATGGGTGCCACCACATCAGGCCGACCAGCTACGCTCCTCAGTATAGATGACCCCATCAAATCCAGAACCGAAGCCGAGTCAGCCACGCAGCGCCAGAAAACGTGGGACTACTACACATCCGCACTCACCACACGTCTTCAGCCAGAAGTAAATGGTCAGCCGCCCATTCAAATCATCTGCTACACACGCTGGCACCCAGACGATCTCGGAAGTCGCATCATGCAGACCGAAGATTGGGCTGAAGGCCGCTGGCTGCACATTGTCTTCCCAGCCATCCTGAAAGAGGAGGCTGAGTTTGAGCGGCCAGTATCGGAGCTACCCAACGACGATCCGCGCTACATTCCGCCCAGAAAGCTCAAGGATGCCGACCCACACCTTCAAAGTTACAAGCCCTTAGTCCAGCACGCTCTCTGGCCAGCACGATTCCCGCTTGACGAACTCTTGCGTAAGGAGCGCATGAATCCAAGAGACTTTGCCGCCCTATATATGCAGCAGCCTCGTATCGAAGGGGGTAACCTCATTAAGCAAAACTGGTGGCGACACTATGAACTCAAGAACTTCTCACCAGAACATGATCTCTCCCAGCTCATTGTCGTGATGGACACCGCCTTCAAAAAACATGAGGGGGCTGACCCTTCGGCTATCATGACGTTAGGCCTTTCCCATAGTGGCGACATCTATATAGTCGACATTATCAAGGGTCGCTGGGACTTCCCTGAACTCAAATCCCGCGCCATCCATGTCAACAACAAGTGGCGAGGCAGAGGCCTCCGATCCCTTTACATCGAAGACAAGGCCTCCGGCCAGTCCTTACTCCAAGAACTCCGACGCCATTCCGGCGTCTCCGTCATCCCTCATAAAGTTGTCCACGACAAAGTAGCTCGCGTCCATGCAGTCACGCCACTCATTGAATCTGGGCGCGTCTACCTACCTACGGATGCTCCTTGGTATGATGACTTCATTGAAGAAACCCTCCAGTTCCCATCCGGCACTCACGATGACCAAGTGGACTGCCTATCCATGGGCCTCGACATCCTTTCCAAAACGGCGGTCACTCCAGAGGAAGCCTTCGGTACTTTCCAAACCCATGGCTCCCTCAACTCCATGTTCAATAATCAGTCCACCATTCTGCCCTCTGGAACAGGCTGGCATGGTTGGGGAGAATAGGACGACCAAGCTGCCCTCATCCATCACAATCCTCATAAGTAGTAATGACGAGGAAATAAGCCATGGCATGGGGCAGCACAAACTTGACGCCACACATCAAAACAATCTCTCAGACTATCGGGCAAGAGCTGTCCGACGAAGAGCTTGAGGCGCTAACACCATCTCAGCGAAATGCCTACTTATCCAAAATATCCAAGGCGGCAACGCAGCGCATGAGTGCCAACCCAAAGAGTGATCCAAGCACAAGCCATATTCGCTACGGCACTCAGCTATAGAGTAGAGAACGTATGAGCAATTACAAGACTGATACCGCTGATCCAAATGAAGTAGTCGTCGACCTTTCTCAGCACCTAAATGCTTTGATGTCATACGACGACATCTCCGACCTCCTCTCCGAAGACGATGAAAAGAAACTCTGCTCCTACGTCAAAGCTATGGGCCGAATGTCTTATGACAAGGTATCCAAGCGCTACGGCGATTGGAAGCGTGCCGATGAAGCGCATGACGTCTACGTTCACCCTGAAGCCACCAAGTTCCGCGAGAAGGCTGTCGTAGCGGACACCCGCGCCATAGCCGACACGGTGCTAACCTATCTAATGTCTGCGCTGGCTGGGCGTAACCCCATGTTCCAGCTAGAAGGCTTGAACCGTAAATCACGCGAATCCTCTGCGATCCTTGAGCGCCTGTTGCACCAGCATATGCGAAGAACGGCAGGGGAGGCGGGTATTGCGCAGCACCTCCTAGACAGTATGCGCTATGGCTACGCGCCCACCAAGGTCATCTGGACGCCACACAACAACACCAACGAGATCATCAACTACAATCCTCGCCGCACCTTCCACGACCCTCGCGTCAACTGGGGCGACTGGGATAACATGCAGTTTGTTATTTTCGTTGATTACAAATCCACCTCCAGCCTCCTCGCATCTGGGCAGTACCCCAAGCTCCAGAAGTACCCAGCGCTGCGTAAGTCCAGCATCGCCACACGTTCTGGCTGGGAGATTCATCAGGATCACCATCAATCAGCCCAAGGCCTGTCTGTTCGCCCATCTGACACCAAAGGTGAGTCCGGCTACCAGCTTGGTGGAGCCAGAACAGTCGATGAAGTATGGGTACGCCTCAATGGTTTTGAGGTAGGCCTGCCGCAGCTCAACCAGCTTTGGATGGTGCTCACTATTATTGACGAGTCCGTGGTCATTCGCTGCCAGCTTTCCCCTTACGGCCAGCAGTTCCCTGTCGTATTCGGTGGCTTATTCAATGACTCACACAAGACTTACAGCCAATCCCTTTACGATTTACTGATGCCGCTTCACGAAATAGGCACTTGGCTGCTTCGCAGCCGCATAGATAATGTGCAGGCCTCTCTGAACAACCTAATCTTTGCCGACCCCACTCAAGTCAACATAAGTGACTTAATCGACCGAAACCCATGGGGATTAGTCCGAACTTTGCCGGGTGTGAAGGCGGGAGATGGTATTCATATTGCCTCTGTACCTGATGTCACTTCTGGCCATTGGGGCGACATCCAAGGCATTTCCGACATGAAACAACGCCTGTCCGCCGCATCCGACGCGCAGCAAGGTCTACCTACCTCTGACGGCATCCGTTCCGCTACAGAGATTCAGCGCCTTACACAGCTCGGCTCTCAGCGTTTGGGTG